AATAATAAACAAAAAGTAGCTTTAGCAAATCAGGCTGCTGCTTTAAATTTATCTTTAGCTGATTTAAATAATAGGCAACAAACAGCACTGCAAAATTCTACTAATGGATTTAAATTACAATCACAAAGTTTATCTAATATGCAACAAACTGCTCTTGCCAATGCACAGCTAAGAGCTGCCCTACAAGATAGAGAGTTAGTTTTTGATCAACAAAGAGCAATTACAAATGCTGCAAAATATACAGAAATAGAAAATATAAATCTTAGCAACGAACAACAAGGTATAATGCAAGATTCTGTAAACAACATAAATTTTGCTATGTCTAACTTGTCTTTCCAACAACAAAGAAGACTTGCTAAAGCTCAAGTAGATGCTGCATTAACAGGACAAGAATTAAGTGCAGATGTACAAAGAGCTGTTATAAATGCTGCTAGAATAGCAGAAGTAAACAATATGAAATTTACTGAAGAGCAAACACGTAATTTAAATGAAGCTCAAATTATGCAAAACTTAACATTAGCAAATTTAGATGCTGACATGAAGGCTGCTCTTTCTGATGCTGCTAGTTATGCTACTATGGATATGGCTAATTTAAACAACAGACAGCAAGCTCAAGTTATAAATGCTCAATCTTTTTTAAATTTAGACTTAACTAATTTAAGTAATAAACAGCAAGGTGAAGTATTAAAATATCAAGCTAGAACTAATGCATTATTTTCAGACGCTGCTGCTGATAATGCCAGAAACCAATTTAATGCACAATCTGAAAATCAAGTTAATCAATTTTTTGCACAACTAGGTGCTCAGGTATCTCAACAAAATGCACAAAGAGTAGCTGCTATGAAACAGTTTAATGTAGATCAAGTTAATTCACATGCTAGATTTAATAGTTCACTTACAGATAACAGAGAAAAATTTAATAGCACTATGCAGGCTCAAATTAATCAATCTAACGCACAATGGCGTAGGCAAACAAATACTGTAAACACAGCAACACAAAATGAAGCTAACAGAATAGATGCTTTAAATTTATTAAACATGAATCAAAATTCATTAAATAGTTTGTGGCAAGCATATAGAGATGAAGCATCATGGTTGTTTACTGAAGGAATGACAGCTAAACAATATGCACATGAAATAGCAAAAATGAATTTAAATGCACAACAACAAAGGGCTTTGTATAACTTACAAGTAAAAGGAGATGCTGTAGAATCTATAGGAACTGTAATTGTTGATGCAGCTTTAGGAGTATAATATGGCAGGAATACCAGGTTTAAGAGATGTATGGGGAGCAATCGGAGATGGTCTTGATTGGATAGGAGATACTGCAGAAGACGCTTTAACTTTCTTAGCTTCTCCTTTTGTAGATGAAGAAGGAGAATTGTTTGGATTTATATCTAAAGATGATTTAGTAACAGCATATAGCGATTATCGTACAGGTGAAAAAACAAAACGACCACCTACAGGAAGTAAAGGTTATGCTCAATTAGGGGCACAGGCTATGCAAGATCAAGCAGTATCAGTAGCTACAAGCACTGCTGTAGAACAATTAAGAAAACAAGAACCTTATGCAGCATATGCTCAACAAGTAAATAGTATAGAATCTTTGCCTAAAATAGTTGATCAGATTTTAAAAGCAGGTAAATTTGAATCTAAAACACTTACCCCAAAAGAAAAATTAACTATGGGTCCAAATATATTATTAAAAGATAATCAATTAAATATAGGTCCATCAGATAAAATAGATGTAAGTGCTTTTAAACGTAGTAGACAAAATAAAAAAGAATTTGAAACATTAAAAAGAGAAGACTAATGCAAGTAACACCAGAAGCACCAAATCAAGATATGAATGATAGAGGCGATCCTTTTAACATGCCTGTTGCAGGAGAATCTTTAACAAGAGAAGCAGGACAAAATCCTATGGAAAGTCCTCCTAAACATACAGACCCTGACGTTGTATATTCTAGGTTAGCAGATAAATTTTCTGCACCAGAAATAAAAGAAAGAATATTAGAGCTATTAGCTGCTGGTATACCTATAGAAGTAATTATAAATGTTTTGACTAGACATATAGCATATCAAGGAATAGTAAATCCAGATTTAGCTGAATTAATAAAACCAGCTCTTACTGTATTTTTTGTACAAATGGCACAAGAAGCAGACATACCTTTTGAAATATTTCTTGAAGATGAAGAAGCTGATCAACAAGCTCTTGAAGGTAGAGAAGAAATGCTTATGGGTACTTTAGAAACACAAAGACCTGAATTAGTACGACATGCTAAAGCTGATAAATTTAGAGAAGATTTACAAACACGTGCTTTAGAAGCTCAAAAATCTGTAGCTGCACGTAGGGAAATAGATAGGCGAGTAGAAGATTCCCCTGTAGAAAGTGATGGTAGTTTTTTAGACATAGGAGAAGGTAATGAGTAATTTTATAAGACTTGTAGGCGGTATGTCAAAAAGAGCTAGTGAAATTAAAGCAGAGGATAGAAAAGCTAAAAAAGAAGAAGAAAGACTTATGCGTATAAAAATGCTAGAAAAGGGTTTAGATAGACTTGATAATGGTTTTAATATTGGTGGAAGTTTTGATTATGATACAGGACAATTTACTGGGGGTATTACTATAGGTCAAGATATTAGAACACAAAAAAATAAAGATGTAAGATTTCAAAGTGCTGTTGATTATTTTAGTCAAATTAATGCAAAATCAGATAATTGGAAACAAAATTATTTAGCTGATCCAGCAAATGCACAATATTATAGTATTGCTGAATTAGCTTTACAACAAGGTGTTTTAGATTACAACAAAGTAGATGAAGAAACATACAGACAGATGGACATATCTTTTTTAAAAGGCGTAATACCTGATGATGTATATCAAAATTTACAAAAACGTAGGGGAGAAAGCGATGCTCCACAACGAGGGGAGGCAGGTAGACTTATAAGATTAGGTGTTACAGATAATAATAAAAACAAAAAAGTAAATAATACACCAATTCCAGACCCTAACAATACTGATGGTATTAGTTTTCTAGGCACAGAAATATTTGCAGGAACTCCTAAAGAAGAAGCTCCTGAAGTAGTAAACCCACAAAATGTAGATCAAAATTTTCTTGATTTAACTGATGCATATTTACTAGATGATAAGGCTGGTTTTGATGATACTGACAGAGAAAATTCTTTTTATAAATTAGGAGAAGGAGCTATAACAAGAATAGAGCAAGGACAAGGGGATAGAGTTATTAAACACTTTGCTTCATCTCTTGAAATAGACACACCTGCAGAAAATGTAGGAGGAATGAATATACCAGCAAAACCTATTGAAGACCCTGATGAATTTATAAAACAAAGAGATTTTCATAGAGCAAGATATATAGCAGGTAGGACTATATATTCTACTATAGATGATATATTTGCAAATGTTATAGGTAGATATGATAGTGAAGGTAATTTTGTACCAGGATTAATGTTAGGAACTGGTGGTCTTCAATGGCAAAACATTAAAGATAATTACCTATCTAAAGAAGGTGGTGCATTTGATCAGATAGCAAGGCTTTTAGGCAAAACAGATGATTTAGATTTCTTTTATGATGCGGTAAGAAATAGAAATATAGGGTCTTCGGAAAGAGGTGGAGGTACAGTTGATTTACAAGAACAAACAGATAAATATGGTATGGGTGTAAATGAGGCTCTTAATGAAATAAGAAATCAAGGAAGAGCCGCTAGTGTGCAAGCCCAATTAATAGGGTTAGCTTTCCAAGTAGCTATTGCAAACCAAGATTATCAAGGAGGTAAAGCTGTTTCTGATGCTGACTTTGATAGGGCTTGGAAACAAATTACAGGAAGTGGTAATGTGTCTGGTAGTCTTTTCACTGGTTTTACTAGTCCTCATGTTTTAATGAAGACTCTTAGAACAGTTAGAGATGGGCTATCTCAAAACACTTTTGAATCTTATGTTATATCTCAAGACATTGTTGGGGAAAATAATAAAGGAACAGAATTAAGAACTGCTAATAAATTAAGTAAAGTAATTGTTAAAACAGCTAGAACTAATAATTTGTCTGCACCAAAAATATTTAACAGAATTTTATTTGGTGAAGATGTATTTACTTTATATGATAGTGATAAATCTTTTACAGATATATTAAAGCAATATGATGATGTAGAAATAAAAACTTTAAAATTGCAAAACACAAGTTCAGCATGGGGTACAAGTACAAATCCATACCCTAATTAATAGTAGTAGGAATATAAAAAATGGCAGAAAATGAAGCACAACAAAGTTTTTTAGATAGATTCTTAGAAAAACCTAAAGGTGTAGGTTTATTTAAAGTTGGTGGAGATGAAGATGTATCTAGAAACCTTTTTAATTTTATAGCAAGTGATAGTATAGGACCTAATGCTAGTATAGAAGAAAAAGTAAAATTAGCAGGGCATATGCCTCATGTAATGGAATGGTTAAAAGAAAATAATCCTGACGTATTACAAAACACATATGATGGTACTATAACTATAGGAGAAGCTATGGATGTCTATAATCCTAGGCATGTACTAAACACTATAGAAGAAGAAAACAAAGAAGAATATAAAAAAGCCTACTCTAATTTTAGAAACAATCAATTAAATGATAAAGGTTTATTTAAGCTTGGGGAAGGAATAGTAAATCCTCAAGCACAAAAATACATAGATGAAAAAACTGGTGATTATCGAAGAGGTATGCAAGATTTACAAGATACAGCTAAAGTTGTAGTTAAAGGTGCTTTAAGTGTTCCTGCTTTACCAGCAGATTTAACAGATTTAGCTAGTATGGGTTTAGATTGGGCTATAGGTGAAGATAGAGCAGATTGGGTAGAAAAAGGTTTTTCCTACACTGTAGGTAAAGTTTTAGACCCTGTGTTTGACGTAAGTAGAGCTGCACAACAATTACGAGATGATGATATTCTAGCATACAAAGGGCAGTTATCTGTAAAGCCTAGATTAGCTGCTACTGTAGATTTTTTTGCTACTTTAAGTCCTTATAGTAAATTAGAAAAAGGAATTAAAATGTCTAACATTAAAAGAGCAGTTAATGTAAAAGGCGTAAAAAGTTCAGATTCTATGGGTGTTCCTAAAGAAGTGTTTACACAGATAGACGAGGCTATTGCTGCAGCAAAACCAAACGTAATAGGTAAAATAAAAGAAAGAATATTAAAAAGTAAACAAGCAAAATTACAAAAATTTAGTGTTCATGGTGAAAAAAGATTTAGACAGATGTTAGATAAAGAGCACCACTTAATGAACGCATCACTAGCAGCTACATATGGTACTGGTCAATTTTTTTGGGGTGGTCCAGATAGAGAAGGATTTTTTAATTTTAATGAAAACCCAATATTACAAGTAGGTATGCTTTTAGCAGGTGCTGTATTTATGCCTCAAGTTTTAAATAAAATATATACTGGAACGTCTGATTTAGGCAGAACTCTTAAAACATTAGCTGATCCGCAAGCAACAAAACGAACAGTTTTAAAAGATAAATATGGTTATTCAGATGAACAATTAGAGTCTTTACAGGAATCAGAAATTAACGCACTGTATGAAACTTCACCTTTACAAGATAGAGCAACAGCAGAGCTTGTAGAGAGATTTGAATTTAATAGACAGTTTAGAACTGACCTTTATAAAAGAGATGTAGGTATAGCTAAAAGTTTAAGTGACACCCATGAAAGAGTAAAAGACATGGCTTATCAAATGTATAAAGATGGTAAATCTGGTATAGATAATGCAACGGCATTAGCTCAAGCAGAATTAAGAGCAGAAAATCTTCTTATGTCTGATGTGTTAGCTGGGTATAGTAATGCTACTAAAAGAATAGACAGTATACCCCTGTCTGGAAAATTACCAAAAGAATTAGATTTAACTTCTGACATACAAAAACAAATAGACATAGAAGCTAATGTTAGACAAATGGAAGTAGATTCTCTTAATTTTTTATTGCGTACAGAAGGGGGCAGTCGTACAAAAACATTAGGTACAACTGATGATCTTTTAACTGATGTAAGATTACACCATGAAAAAAAATTAACAGAAATAGATAATAAAAGAACAGAATTAATAAGAAAATTATCTGAAAAAGAATTTAAAAATAAAACCGAATCAATGGCAAGAAGTGATTATTATGAAGGAACTATAGATAAATTAGATGATGTAGACCTTGAAGAAACATATAGTGTAGATCAATTAAAGAAAACATTTCTTCGTGAATCTAAATTAGCTAATCCTAAAGATATTGCTGGAGACAGTAGGGAATTAATAATAGGGCTAAAAGAAAGACAAGCACAAAAATTTAATAGGCTATATAATGGTATAAGAGCAACTTTTGCTAAAACAAGAATAAATCTTCAAGACGACAGCGTTTCAGCATCTTTTGCTAAAATAAAAGACAGATCAGGTAAAACATATAAATCTGCAGGAGATATTACGCCAAGAGAAAATCTAGCGGAATCTACACAAATGGGTCTTGAAACTGCTGAAGGTATTGCAGCAACTGGTAGACCTACATTAAAAAGAACAGATGTAAATAAAATATATATAGATGCTCAAAAAAATCTTATTTATGATTTAGCAGCTATGGAAGATTTATCTACATTACGAACAATGTATAAAAAATTGTATGATGATTTTGGAGACGAGATAGGAGAAATAGATGCAGCATATATGACATTTACTCCTAATAAATTAGCTACAGAAATAGATGCGTTAATACAGCGAGGATATGGAACTGATGGAGTTATAAGTTTAGATAATTTACACTATTGGAAAAGCACTACTAGAGATGCTGCTGGTGAAGCTAGTTCTTTAGAAAAAAGAACTTTAGCAAAAAATTTATATGAAACATATAATGATTTACAAGATATAATGAGTGCAGTAACTAAACCTGCCGTAACTAAACTTGCAGATGACACTATGCAAGGATTAACAGAAAGTCAAAGATTTGTACCTGTAAGTCAAGCTGATATTGAAGATGCTATTATTACATACCAAAAAGCAGATGCTGAATATTTTACAGATGTAGTCGAGCCTTTTCAAATGGGGCAAGCAAGAACTATGACTAGAAAAGACCCAGGAGGTGAATATACTACAGCCCCTGAAAATTGGTTTGGTACATTTATAGACGAAGCTCCTATATCCGCTAGACAATCTTGGGATAATATTTTTAAAAATGCTACGCCTGAAGAAGCAGCAAAAGGAGTAGATTTGTTAGAAGAAAGCATAAAAAATAATATAAGAAATAATAAACATATACCAGAAGATTTTTTAAACAATTTTGAAGATAAATTAGGAACAGAATTTGTAAGTAATGTTAGAAAAGCTCAAGATGGTTATGATGAATTGTATTATAAAAATTTATCTGAAAAGGCTAAAGCTAGATTTGAAAGAGATTTAGCAGAACAAACAGCAGAATTATCGGCAGAAACTGCAATATTAGATAATTTAAGAAAACAATTAAAAACACAAGACCCTGCAGAAGCTTATGAAGTAATTAAAAAATTTACACCTGAAAAATTAGAAATGCTTGTAGACGATATTGTTAAAGTAAGGCAAGGTAGAAAAGACCTTCTTGAAAGTCGTTATAACGATCAGATACTTAAAAAAGAAATAAAAGCAGAACTTTTACATGCTTTATCTGATGGTATTAAAGCTGACATAGTTAAATATCAAGATGCTATAGGAGGTATATATAGTAAGTCTCAAGAAGGTTTTGAAAACTTTTTAAAAGGGGATATAGCAAGAAAAAGTGGTAGAATAACTGATGACATGACAGAAAACTATTTTTATTATTTAGAAGAAATAGATGGAAAAGCAGCTCAAGCTGTTATTAATGAGATGGAAAATGTTCTTAATGTGCTTGCTCCTAAAGACACAGTAAAAAATTTAAAAGAAGTGTTTGGACAAACAAAAACAAGGGGATTAGTAGAATCTTATAAAACAACAGCAGGAGGAGTACCTTCACCTTTAAACGATGCATACCTTTTTGGTAGATCATACAACGCAGTAAAAGGACATTTAAGTTGGAGATATCTATTTACTGAAACTCTTTTAAAAGTTATGAGAAGAAAAAGAGTAGACCTTATTCAACAAATGATAGCTGATCCTACTATAACTAAAAGATTAATGCAGTCTTTATATACAGGAGACTTAAATCCTAAAAGTATAAAAACAACCACACACGTAATAAGAAGTCTGTATGCTCTTCCTCAAGATGTTACAGATGATGAAATTAAAGATGGTATACAAGAAGAAGTACGAAAAAGATTATTAGACGCTAGAAATAGAAAAACTAACAACGAAGAATAAAATCACAATAGGAGATTGATGTGATACAGAAATTACGAGAGTATGCCATAATAGGTATAGCTTTAGGTATAGTTACAAGTGTGGCATTTGGTGAGGATTCCAACATAACCAATACCACTACGACTACATCTACTGTAACTTCTAACAATACCAACGTAAATACGAATAACAATACTAACGTAAACCAAACAACCAGCAACAACACCAATACCAATCTCAATACCAACAATACAACCATAAATAGTACTGCAACAAATACCAATAACAACACATCAACATCTACTAGCAATGTAACATCGAACATAACTCAAACACAAAATGTTACTAATACAAATAACAGCACTGTAAATTCTACATCTAACAATACAAATTCATCTACAAATAGTAATACAAACATAAATACATCTACAAGTTCAAGCACTGTGAACACACAAAACACTAACAACAATACCAATGTTAATAGTTCACAAAATGTGAATACCAACACATCTACCAGCACATCATCTGCTACACAAAAAGTTACACAAAGAATTAAGACCGCCCCTCCATCCGCAGTGAGCCCATCCATCATGTCCTATTCTCAAGACCTCTGTACTACAGGAGCTTCAGGAGCTGTTCAAACACAAATCTTTGGTGTATCAGCAGGTAAATCTATACGAGACGAAAACTGTGAACGTTTGAAAAATTCCAAAGCTTTATATGACATGGGGATGAAGGTAGCGGCTGTAGCCCTACTCTGCCAAGACGAAAAAGTTTTCAGGGCAATGGAACAAAGCGGCAGTCCTTGTCCGTATAAAGGTAAGATAGGTGCTGAAGCCCAGAAAGCATGGGATGAAAATCCAGAAGACA